TTGTAGCCAATGTCTATGAACCCATGTATGACTTTAATGACAAAAAATATATGAGAGTTCTCCTTTCACCAAATGTAGCAAAGAAAGTTAGCACAATTCATGACAATAAAATGCATCTATTACTAAATGAACATATAGACGACCCCCTAGATGGACGGATTCTAAAAGTGAAAATCCCATTTCGTTACAGAAGGGTGATGTGTAAAGTCGAAGGAAAACCGATACAGTCTCTCCTAAAAGATGATGAAGTTGAACTTGAAATTGATTTTAAAGGTGCTTGGAACGTTGATAAGTATTCTGGTTTTTCATGGGTACTTGTAAGTTGTTCAGCTTAGAGTTTCGGATCTTTATATCAGTAGATATGACAGTTCTTACTAGAACTGGGTACCTTGTTAACGAGGGACCATTACAAGAAATAAAAAAGGAACTTACGGTAAGACCCGTAGTCAATGGAGACTATGGATTTCCACCACCACCTTTCAAGGTTTTCAAAGCGACTAAAAATGGTATCTGTGTCCCGCGATTCTATGGCATCTCGAAACTTGGTCAACCCAAAGAAGATAAAAGGCCCCAACCTACCAAAATCAAAACAAAATTTACCGGAACCCTCCGAGATGCCACCCGCCAAAATGAAGCGCTTGATGCAGCTCTTCAAGCGGGTCATGGAGTTCTCTCGTTACCATGTGGATATGGAAAGACCACCGTATCCTTGGCAATAGCATGTAAGTTGGGATACCGAACAATGATCATCGTTCATAAACAATTTTTGGCCGACCAGTGGAAAGAAAGAATACAACAATTCTGTCCAGGTGCCACAATTGGTGTTGTCCAACAAGATAAAAAAGAAATTGACTGCGACTTTGTTATCGCTATGCTTCAATCTCTAACTCTTCGAGAGTATAGTTTTTCTGATTTTGAAAGTGTTGGAACCCTTATAGTAGACGAAGCACATCATATATGTGCGAAAGTATTTAGTCAGTCTCTTTTCAAATTGTGTCCAAAACATATTTTTGGTCTCTCTGCTACACCCCAAAGAAAAGATGGACTTACTAAAGTTCTCCATTGGTTCATGGGACCCACTTTTTTTGAAGTGGAACGAAAAAATCAAGAACAGGTTGAAGTGTTTCCCATTGTGTATGAATGTTTCAATTATCGAAATCCACCACCGTCTATGAGAAATGGTAAAATATCGATGCCCAACATGATTACAGAGTTAGTCGAAGACAGGAATAGAAATAAAATGTTAGTGGAACTCGTAAAAAAAGCCTCTGCGGGAACAAGACAACTTCTCGTTCTCAGTGATAGAAGATTTCATTGCGAATTTCTTCACCAATGTTTTCCAAAAAGCTCTGGACTATACATGGGTGGAATGAAGGAAAAAGATCTCCAAGAATCTTCTAAAAAGAAAATCATCTTTGCAACGTTTAGTCAAGCACACGAAGGTCTAGATATCCCAACACTAGACACAGTTATCTTAGCCTCACCCAAGTCTGACATAACACAAAGTATTGGACGTATCATGAGAGAAACAAAGGGAAAGAAAAATAATCCACACATCTATGATATTCACGACCCATGGTCAATATTTACTGCGATGTATTACAAACGAACCAAAGTATATCGACAAGGTGGATTCAAAATACATGGCAAGAATCTAGAGGAAGAAAATAAGAATGACTTCCCCCAGGGAAAATGTCTATTTTAAATTCTACACAATTAATAAATGTCTGGTGCATTAATACAACTCGTTTCAAAAGGGATGCAAGACATTTATATAACCAGTGATGAAGGTACTTCATTTTTTAGAACAAAATTTTCTAGACATACAAACTTTTCCCAAGCCCCCAAGTTTATAAAAAGTATAACAAACCAAGATAACTCTATAACAATACCAGTTTATGGGGATGCTTTAAATGGTTTGTGGTTTCAGGGTACAGGTGAAGCAAATATTTCTTCAAATCTTTTTTACAATTCTACAATCGATTTGTATATAGGTGGGCAAAAGGTTGATTCTCAACACTATGACTACTATAGTGATATATGGCCCAACTATCTTCCAACCACCTATCCAAAGTCACAAGAAATAAGCACGAAAGTCAATACCAGTAATCTCAAATTTGTCCCTCTTCACTTCTTTTTTTGTGATGGTGGAACCGTACTCCCACTCGTTGCTTTACAACATCACGCAGTTGAAATACGTGTCAACTTTGACGACACACACTATAACGAAATTGGTCTCACACCAAACCAGAAAAAGATTAGTCTCTACGGAAACTATATATACCTAGACAAAGATGAAAGAGAGGGTTTGTTAGATCGCCAAATTGACATGATCGTCACACAGACTCAGCGTTTTGAAACTCCTGTTAATTTTACCAGTGGAAATTATAATACCGTTGATCTATCTCAATTAAATCACCCCGTAAAATCCATCTTTTTTGGGATTTCCGCAAAAGATCCAGATTTTGTAAACGATCGCTTTTCTTTTGACACATGTGACATTCAATTAAATGGAACGGCACTACTTGAGTCAATGGAACCAATGTATTTTCACACAATTCAAAATTATTATAAATCCACACTCGGACAAATATATTTTGATCCCACAAACGATGCGTTGATATATACAAGATATTTCACATTTCACTTCGGTCTGAATGCAAATGACTATACACCAAATGGAACGTGTAATTTTAGCCGTCTCGATAACGCAAAACTCATCATCAGAAATGCCGTTAAAGGTATTAACAGAAATGATACACACATAAATATTTTTGGAGTCAACTATAACATTTTAAGAATCAAAAATGGAATGGCAGGTATTTTATTCGGAAACTAACTTGGGGGGATTCCCCAAGGTAGAATCAATATAATTATGCCCTGATGGAATCAGAGACGGCTAATGCAATCACGCCGACAATGAAAGCCATGACGACGTAATTCAACTCAGTTTCTTCGCGCCCAACCTTCGACTCAACCTGAGCCTCTGGTTCATCGACAACTTCCCGTTGTCGGGTGGGAGGTTCTAGTTCCTCCAGCGGATAATACGCTATCATTTATATATATACTTTAGAGATTAATTTCTGTCTTCTTCTTTCGCCTTGGTTTCCTACCCTTAGTGCCAGCAACATTTACTTCCCTCAACTCACCACCCGTTGAATCACCCGAGATCGAAACTATGTCAGAGACATCTTCTTCTTCTTGTATCACCGGAGGAGGTGTCGTGTTCATTGGTGGTGGAGGAGGCATCATGATACCACCCATCAAGCTCGATATATCCACACCAGGTCCCTTCATCTCATATTGACCAGTTGTACCACCAACTGGTGCCTCCGTTGATGGTCCATCTGGAGATCTCGTCGTGTTTTGAACCGCCGCCATCATATTCTTCACCAAATCCGGATTCTGCTTCATCACGTCATTCATGTTAGGCATCACAGACTTAAACATACTGTTTGTTAAATGAAACATCATAGCTGAACCACCTAACATCATAATAAGCTTGACCTCTGGAGCGACGCTGACCTTTGATCTATACTTAACATACAATTCTTCGAAAACACCATCATAGTCGTCGACATTTTCCATAATAGATTCAGACCACCCCTCCAACTGAATTTCGAAGGGGTTATATCTCTTGTTCAAAAACTCAAGACCTGTTACACAGGCAACAAGCATCCTTCGAGAAAAACGAATAGACTGCTCAACGTCAATGCTGTATGTAATTCGTTTGACTTCAGATCTCAACTCATCAATGTTGGAGTATGCATTCAAACGCTTGTTTACAGAAAAACCCTTTTTCTCAAGACGAGTTAACTTGTTTAAAAGATCAGATTTCTCTTCATCAATTGAAGTATAACCTTTAGAAGGCTGTTCCTCTTGATAACTCGGACCTCCTTGTGGTTCGTCGTCGAAAAACATCGGCTCATCTTCACCATAATCAATCTCTTCTTCTTGATGTGTCTGCTTTGGTGCCGTTTGTTTATTTGGGTTGACAAAAGCATCCATCGTTTCCTGTTGTTCATGTGATGGAGGAGCTCTTTGTTGGGGTCGGGAGGGTCGTGGTACAGGCTGAGGACGGGGGGCTGAAATTTGAATCTCATCCATCAGGGCCTGTTCATCTTCGTCCAACTTCATAATAGTAGCACTTCCACGGTCGATGACTATTTCTTCGTCCATCTACTCTCTATGTAGAAACTAAAAAATTTACCTTTAACGCAGTTAATAAAAAATATTGGTAGACTATAAATGTTCAAGTTCAATAAGACCAACCGGAACGCCCTCACAACCATCGTCGTTCTTTTTTCGATCATCGCTCTTCTCGGTATCATGAAAAAGGTTAGCGCGTACCAACCCAAACCAATTACTATTAACGTCGTCAACGATAAGTCAATCTTCGATCTCGAGGCAGACCTCGATTGTGTTCCAGGTTCGGGTAAGAAAGACAGCCCATACACAAAAGGTCTCACACCCGGTGGGCTTTGCGATGCCCAAAAGCTTGTTGGCGAACACGCTGGATATGAAATTGTTGATGGAATCGGTGGAACTTTAATCTAAGCTAACTATAAATGGTTCTCATTACGTCGCCAACAGAGACAATCCCAGACCTTAACTATGAATATCATACTATAACAGTTGATACAATTGGACAGACAAATTCCAATTCATTTACATGCTACTTAAACCAACCTCTTCATAATGTTGTTCAAGCTCGTCTTGTAGCCGCTCGAATCAACACCGTAACTCCCATCAATGGCACTGAACACTGTTACATTTCCATCAAAGAACTGGATTCTATCTTTTCCGATAAAGCATCTAGAACACCCCCACCCGAAACAGATGGAAGTATTGTTCGAAACTCATTTGCCAGTTTATTAACACAAGATAATACTGGTACTATCATTTTTAGAGATAACTATCCCATTGTAACCCAATACATTGATCCAATTCGAACAATTGATCGGTTAAATATTTCAATCCGAAATGAAGACGGTGATCTCGTAGAACCATCAACCCCCGCTGCAACAAATTTCTTAGTCTTCCGCTTTGTGTGTAGGAAACCTAACCTGTAATTTTCTCACTTTACTATAGTATACCATGTCTGCTGGTGTTGTTCAATTAATTGCTATAGGAGCCCAGGATGAATATATCGTGGGTAATCCCGAAATATCCTTTTTTAGTTCAACATTTAAAAGACATGCTAATTTTTCACAGTCCATCGAAAAACAAACGATCCATGGAGCTGTGAAAAACAATTCGCTGTCCACCATTCAATTCGAACGTTCTGGAGATCTTCTCGGTTACGTGTATTTTACAATCGATGATACGTCCCAAGCCCTCGATATTCAAAGATGGGATAAGGTTATCGATTATGTAGAATTACTTATCGGCGGTTCCGTCGTAGATTCTCAAGACGCTATATTTACCGAAAAGATTGCTATAGATACATGTGCACAAAATGTATCTAAAAGTGCAAATGGTACACACCCAGGTGTTAGTGCTCGATCATACTTTTATCCACTGCGGTTCTTCTTCTGTGAAGGTCCACAATGTGCTCTCCCCCTCGTTGCATTAAATTATCACAATGTCGAAATTCGAATTCACTGGGGAAGTGAAGCTACAATGTATAATGTAGAGTGCTATGCCAATTATTACTACTTAGACAATGAAGAACGTGGTCAATTTGCATCTAGAAAACATGATATGCTCATCACACAAGTTCAGAAAAATATAGCGTCTCAACAACTCGTCCAGGAACTTACATTTAATCACCCAATCAAATATATCGCTTCATCTGATACAACAACAGACGGTGCCCTGACTTCACCCCAAAATAAAGTAAAACTTAACATCAATGGTCTAGATATAGGTAACTACAGATGGGGAAAACCACACTTTATAGATGTCATGAACTATTATCATACCAACTTTGTGACTTCCCCAGACTTCTTTCTCTACTGCTTCTGTCTGTCCACAAGTTCCCTTCAACCCACAGGTACACTTAACTTTAGTCGTCTCAATTCAGTCAAGCTAATGAGTGAAACAATGCCAATTAATCATTCTATATACGCAGTAAACTACAACATACTTAGGATTGAAAATGGTATGGCCGGACTTCTATATGCAAATTAAAATGCTACACTATATTAAATGGTTAAGAACTTACCGACAGTGGAACGTTCAACCAAAATTAGGTTTGGTAAAAATGTTCCAGACTCGGAGGTTCAAGCTGAAAACACCATAGTATTTAATGCCAGTAACGATTTTTTAGAAGCAAATACATCAAATGCCATATACATGTCACCGATGCGACTGCTTACAGATCCCGATGATCAACGTTTTAAAATACTTGGATTTAATCAAGTGACAAAAGAAATCACTGATAGTAATGTTACTCTCCGCGATATTGGTACCAAAGATTTTCAAAGTATAACTGAAACTGGGAACACGACAACGGAGACTGTCGAATTTAATAATCCCGGTACATCCGTAGTCACAATATCAAATGTAGGTATAGCAAATAGTTCACCCGTACATACTTTAGATGTTGGGTCGAATCTTTACGTGGATGACACGGGGTCAAACGTTCTCTTCGTTTCAGGAAATACATATATCAAAGAAAATCTTGTCATCGATGGTAATGTTCTCATAAATGGTCTGACTACGACAGTTAACACCGAAAATTTAACAGTCACCGACGCAATCATCGAACTCGGAAAAAATAACATATCCGGTGACACCACGATAGATCTCGGTCTTCTTTTAGCTCGCCCAGAATCTTCATCAAATGTCACCGTTGGTTTTCTCGAAGGTAGTGATGAAATTGTATTAGCGTATACCCAAAGTAGTTCTTCAGAAAAAACACTTGTACCCGAGACATCGGAAAGTGTTAATGTTCATGTGTATGGTAAATTGTACACCGAAGATAGCGTCGGTATTGTTAATACATCACCCATACACACTTTAGACGTAGGTTCCAATCTATACGTAGACGATACCGACTCAAATGTTCTCGTCATCAATGGAAATGTAAAAGCAACAGGTTCGTACTATGGTGATGGGAGTAAACTCACGGGTATTGTGACAAGTCTTGAAGACGTTGCAAACAATGGAAATACAATATCAAATGTAATTCAGTTTACTAACCCGGAAACTGGTTTTGCTGTAGATAGTAACGTCGTCGTCGGTGGAAACGTTACAGCCACGAACTTCCTAGGTGATGGTGGTCTCCTCTCGAACCTTGTAACGACCCTCCAAGATGTCTCAGACAATGGAAATACAACATCCAATACCATTCAATTGACAAATACAGACATGGGTCTCGTTGTAGATAATAACGTTCTCATTGGTGGAACTTTATTTTTAGGTAGCCTCGAATTCGCAACTTCACCGACTTTATCATCTGTGACAAATTCTGGTAACGCAACCGAAGAAACTCTTCAGTTTATAAATGAGGTTACCGGTTTTCGTGCGTTGAGTAATATTGTTGTTGGTGGAAATGTTACAGCTTCCAGTTACTATGGTGACGGTGGGTTTCTGTCAAATCTCGTGACAACCCTCCAAGATGTCTCCGATAACGGAAATACAACCTCCAATACCCTCCAATTCACCAACGCAACTACTGGTTTGGTCGTAGATAGTAACATCGTCGTCGGTGGAAATGTGACAGCCACAACCTTCTTGGGGGATGGTGGTCTCCTCTCCAACCTCGTGACAACCCTCCAAGATGTCTCCGATAACGGAAATACAACCTCCAATACCCTCCAATTCACCAACGCAACTACTGGTTTGGTCGTAGATAGTAACATCGTCGTCGGTGGAAATGTGACAGCCACAACCTTCTTGGGGGATGGTGGTCTCCTCTCCAACCTCGTGACAACCCTCCAAGATGTCTCCGATAACGGAAATACAACCTCCAATACCCTCCAATTCACCAATGCACACACCGCCTTCACCACCGACCTCACCTCAAATGTCGGAGTAAAGTTGAATCAATTGGCAAACGTGACACTGACCACCCCTCTAAATGAAGACATGCTTGTATATGATGGTTCCAATTGGGTCAATCAGCTACAAAATCATACATTTTTACAAGCTAAGGCATTAGAAACAATAAGTAAAGGTGATGTCGTCTATGCGGCGGGGCATACAGGTAATGATATTTTTAATATACGGAAAGCTCGAGCCGATAGTTCAACCACCATGCCCGCGTTAGGTGTAGCCTATCAAAATTTGGCTGTAAATGGTGTCGGTCTTGTCGTTACATTTGGTAGAGCTGATAAATTAAACACCGGGGACTTCATATCTGGTGAAACCGTCTATGTGAGTAACGTTGTAGCTGGTGGTATCTCAAATGTGGCACCCCAAGCTGAAACCGATCTCATTCAGAATGTTGGTCTCGTAGTTAAACCTCATGCGGTTACGGGTATCATTGACGTGACCGGTGTTGGTCGTGTGAATGATATTCCCAACGCTCAGCTAGTCACCACCCAACCTCCACACATATATACAAATGGTGGTGGAAACACATTTGAAAAAATGGATCCCGCAGACGTTCTGACAAAACTGCAAACCCTCCAACAAGTCACTGACACTGGGAACACCACCTCAAATACAATCCAATTTACAAATGCCACCACTGGTGTAGTAACCACGGCAAACGTTGAAGTTGGCTCAAACATCGCAGTAGCTGGTCTCGTAGATCTAAATAATAAACACTTACCGATGGTCAGAACAGATGGATTCTTTGAGAAGTCTCCAGTGTACATAACAAGTGGAGGAACTTACGTAGTTTCTACTGCGGAAGCAGAATTTCTGGGAAACCTAACATTGAGTGGCAACACAACAATTTTTTCTTCAAATAACGTCACCATCCAAGATCGTATTTTCGGAATAGGTGCAAATAATGCAGTTCACAACTTGGATACTGGTATCATGATGGAACACAAAGAAGACGGTGATTATGCCAACATAGCCGTCATATACCACGCCGATGAACATAGATTTTCCATCGGGTATACACAAAATACCTTTACAGATAACCACATCCTACACTATGACGACCCCGATCACTTAATGCTCATCGATTTGCGAGGAAACCTTCAAGTCCAAAACAATACATCTATATTCGGTGAACTTGTCACATCTTCAAATGTAGGTATAGCGAACACATCACCTGTACACACCTTAGACGTAGGTTCCAATCTATATGTTGACGATACCGACTCAAATGTACTCGTTGTCAATGGAAATGTAAAGACAACGGGATCATACTATGGTGACGGGAGTAAATTAACAGGTCTCGTAACGACCCTCCAAGATGTCACAGACAATGGAAATACAACATCCAACACCCTTCAATTGACAAATGCGACCACAGGTCTCGTCATAGACAGCAACCTAGTCGTCGGTGGAAATGTTACAGCCACAACCTTCCTAGGTGATGGTGGTCTCCTCTCGAACCTTGTAACAACCCTCCAAGATGTCTCGGACAATGGAAATACAACGTCCAACACCCTTCAATTGACAAATGCGACCACAGGTCTCGTCATAGACAGCAACCTAGTCGTCGGTGGAAATGTTACAGCCGCAACCTTCATAGGTGACGGTGGCCTCCTCTCGAACCTTGTAACAACCCTCCAAGGTGTCTCAGACAATGGAAATACAACATCCAATACCCTTCAATTAACAAATGCAACCACCGGTCTCGTCATAGACAGCAACCTCGTCGTCGGTGGGAACGTTACAGCCACAACTTTCCTAGGTGATGGTGGTCTCCTTTCGAACCTTGTAACAACCCTCCAAGATGTCACAGACAATGGAAATACAACATCAAATACACTTCAATTGACAAATGCAACCACCGGTCTCGTCGTAGATAGCAACATCGTCGTTAATGGAATTAATACACGTAGTATAAAAACAGAAAAACAGGTGAAGATAAACGGAACCGGTGTAGGAGCAAGTGATTACTTTGGCTACTCTACAGATATTTCTGGTGACACGGCTATTGTTGGAGCATATAAAGACAACTCAGAACAAGGTATAGTGTATATTTTTAAACGCTTGGGATCAACTTGGTCAGAACAATCTGCACTTACACATTCGGGTGGTTCCGCGTCCGATCAGTTTGGTATATCTGTATCTATAGATGGAAACACGGCTGCCATTGGATCCAATGGAACTGGCACAAATCAGGGTAGTACCTTTGTATTTACACGCACCGGCTCAACGTGGTCACAACAAATGGAATTAAATGCATCCGATGGAGCCTCGGGTGACTCATTTGGTACGTCCGTAACAGTTTTAGGTGATACCGCTGTGATTGGAGCACCCCTAGATAACTCAAGCCAGGGTAGTGTATATGTCTTCACACGCAGTGGAACGGTATGGACAGAACAAGCCAAGCTCACTGCATCAGATGGTTCTGCATCCGATGAATTTGGTGTTTCTGTGTCTATGTCAGGTAATACAATAGTTGTTGGAGCATCGAAAGAAAATGGAACTCAAGGTGCAGTGTATGTCTTTGTGGGTTCTGGATCATCGTGGTCAGAACAAGCTAAAATCGTTGCGAGTGATGGTTCAGCTGGTGATGTTTTTGGTACATCCGTATCAATCTCCGATGATACCATTGTTTCTGGAGCGTATGGCGATAACAACACACAGGGAAGTGCATACGTATTTACACGCACTGGCTTAACGTGGACACAACAAACTAAACTCATAGCAATAGATGGTTCATCCCAAGACGAGTTCGGTATATCTGTCTCAATCTCCGGTGATATTATCGTTGTCGGATCACAAAAGGATGATGATGATGGTTCAGATAGTGGTAGTGTATATGTATTTATAAAATCTGGTTCAACCTGGGTAGAATATACAAAGATTATAGCGGGGACACAAGGTGGGTCATCCGATCAATTTGGTCACTCCGTTTCTATAGACGGAGAAGGTAGTGTAATTATTGGAGCTTACTTAGATGATGATAACGGTGCAGATAGCGGTAGTGCATATATTTTTACAATTAAACGTGCTCTCGCCGTAAATAGCAATATTATCGTTGATGGATATGTGACATCTACCGATCTTTCCGTAGACAATAACATCGTCGTTGGTAGAAACATTACAGCCACAGCCTTCCTAGGTGATGGTGGTCTCCTCTCCAACATCACCACGACCCTCCAAACTGTTACAGACAGTGGAAATACAACATCCAAGACCCTTCAATTGACAAATGCAACCACTGGTCTCGTCGTAGATAGCAACATCGTCGTCGGTGGAAATGTTACAGCCACAGCCTTCCTAGGTGATGGTGGTCTCCTCTCGAATGTCACAGCATCGGTAAGTATTCAACAATCGTCAGATGTTGGAAACACGACATCTAATACTTTACAATTCACAAATCCAACGACAGCTTTTGTCACCCAGAGTAACGTCGGTATTCAAAACACCTCACCCACTAATACATTGAGTGTAGGATCAAACCTTCACGTTGACGATACAAACTCAAATGTTCTCACAGTTGTGGGGAACACATGGATGCAGAACTTAACTTTGGGGACGATCCACATGACCCCCGCGTATGGTCTAGAAAACGTCACAGAAGTCGGTAACAGTACCCCTTACACTGTTGAATTCAGTAACGCTACCACAGGTCTTGTAACCACATCCAACTTGGAAGTTGGAGGAACACTGAAATTTGGGGGAGTCATAGATTTTTCAAATCCTCTAGGCTTAGCAGCCGTCAGTAATGTTGGAAATACAACTCCCTACACAATTGAATTTAACAACCCTACCACAGGGTTTGAGACAGCCTCTAACGCTGTTATTGGAGGGGACCTAGATGTCTTGGGAAATCTGGGTTCCGGTTTATCAAATGTCATACTGAACGCTATATACCCAGTGGGCACGATTATAGACCGCGCAACTGCGATCACTGATACCCACCTAAACGGTAAGTTTAAGGCGTTCCTCGCAGCCCCTAATCAGGAGTGG